GCTAATGTTGGGCAATCTGGTGGCGCACCATCTCTGCTAACCTATTATGTGTTCGTTGATTTGGATTTATACCCAGGAAAAGACGGTATCCCGTATGATAAAAAATTGGTGATTGGATGTCAGAATCGTTATGAAGAAATAAGACGTGCGTGGGCGGAACTTTTCAAATTGGATTATAAACCGTTGTCTTTATATCATACACAATATGATAAAAAAAAGGAGGCGGAGAGAAAAGCGCGTTTGACAAGAAAACAACCTGCCAATTATTACAATAAATATTATAAAACTCGTAGAAGATTTTATTAATTTAGGGGGAACCGGGGGGTTCCCCAATTGCGCTTCGCGCAATAAGGTTGAGGTCGCTTTGCGACCTCTGACCCCTTGCCCCCTCCCGCCCTTCGGGGAATTTTAGTTCCTTACCTTTTCCCATCATAAGATTTCTTGAATAAAAACTGTTATCATTTTCATGGGTTCCCGGTGGATAATGCTGTATTAATTTACACATATATTTAATAGTTTTCTAGTGAGACTCAAAGTTATCTAACCCAATTGGTTATCAGGAGGGGTCGCAGGGGCAGCTAGCAGTCCTAGGTTCCCTGCTATTAATTTTACAACATAAGAATCGTATAGTTCTTGTTGTAAAGTCTCTGGAATTTTCTCAAAACTAATCAATGTTTCATTGCGTTCGTAATTATCTTTCGTTGTTTTATCCTTTTCCAACTTTTGTTTGAAAAACTCGGGATCTTCGTAACATTTGAGCGCCGTCTTGATTCCACAAGGTTTGAAAATGGATGGTATATTATCACTTGGGTCTCCCTTCACGATTTTACAAAACAAATCCTTTTCCTTCCCCAAACTCGGTATTTTCTTATAACTCAAGTTATATACAGACACATTTTCTTGTACCAGTTGAAGATAGTCATGGTCTCCCGTAAAAATATCGATTTTTATTGGTGTTTCCGGCGTTGTTTTCAATAAATGTTTCACCGCGATGGCAATACAATCATCCGCCTCCAACTTGGGGTGGTGAAATATGTGTTGAATGTTAGCCTTGGCAAAAAGACCTTCGTCTTCATTATACGCCATTCGAAAAAAAGGAACTACGGGGTCGGACATGTCCGAATTACGCGTGGACTTGTACTCAGGATACAGCGCATTGCGCCAAATGTTCGCCTGTCTACAATCCTTACCTACAATGAAAATAGGTTGGGCGTTTTTTGGAAGACCTATTTTTTTCGGTATGGCGCGAATATTCTCTACAAAAGTTTTCTTGAACTTTTCCACAAATAGTGGGTTTTCTGACGGACATTGACCATTGAGGGGTTCATCCGGTTTGGCACTTTTCCACCATCGTTTCAATGCGTGAAAACGGTGAAATACAAAATAACTTCCGTCTATGAAAATATAATGTTGCATGGTGGGTTTGGTGTTAGTTGAAGGGGCGTCTTTAAGTCAATTTTTAAAAGAATAATTTAACCCCAGTTAGCGTCTTCGTTTCGTTTTGTTTTTCGCAACGTTTGCTTTCTTTTTTGTGGGCGCGGTAGATTTCTCTCCCGATGTTTTTTTGAGTTTTATTTCTGTCATGCCATTTTTTCTATGGAAAATAGTAACCAAGTCTGGATAGGTTTTTTTCAAGTAATCCGCTGCGCGTTTATTCATATCAAACCTCTCTTTTCCTAGACCACCCTCTGAGTTGAACTTTGTTTTGGTTGTAATATTATTATAACGCAACACACCTCCATCTTTCTTAAAATACAAAATAGATTGTTCGTAATCCTCCTTTCCTTCGGCCGAAGGAGACGGTTCCAAATCTTTAGAATGTCGGTTGATGAACCCGCGTAAGACTCCAATAATAAACTTCAAGTCTGTGGTTGTTTTCGGTTTCATAAAAAAAGGGTTTCTTACAGGGTAAATCCCCCAAATATAGAGATTGTGTTTTTTCAAGTCATTGTATCCTTCTTTGAAAAACGCGTCCACATTTTTAACCTTCAATAACTTATCGGTTCCCTTCATTTTCTCTATTTGTTCTACGTCATCATCAATGGATATAACATATTGGTTTTCGGGAAAATACTTTACAATGAATTTGCGTTGATTTGTAATTCCTTTTACACCGACTACAATTTTATGATATAAGTCTTTGGGGACTGCTTTTTCATAATTTTCGAGTTCTTCTTCATTTGCCACAAAAATATGAACTTTTGACGCAGGAACCCCTCCCTCTTTTAGCGTTTTGAGAGATTTTTTGACAAGAACTTCTTCGCGTTTATAAGATGGTATTGCTACCACGTAATTCGACATTATATATTAAGTTTAGAAATACATTTAGCAGGGAACCAAGGGCTGCGCAGCAACCCCTGCGACCCCTCCTGTTAACCGAGTATTTATAATTTTTAAGTCTCACCCGAAAAACCACAATGATATTTTAAACTTTATTTTAAAAATTCTTATGATTTTCTAAAAATCACATTTTTTGGAATACCGTGGACATTGTTGAATACATTTCAAACACCATTGACTTTGCCTGTAGTCATCATTTTTTTCAATGTTTTATTGTGGCGTTCGTATGTTGCTTTTGATGTTCCTCTTGTTTTCGCCCATACATTTTTTCTTAAATAACATACAACCGAAAGACGAATTGTATCCTCTGATTTTTTCTTAATTGGTAAATTCGCATGAGGTTGATGAACATCCATAAATAAAATATCACCTCTCCTTACATTCACCCCGATTCCATATTGTGGAAAACAAGTCTCACCGCCAGTATACCCTCCTTTATCAATTACTGCTAAGTTACCAAAACCTTCAATATCATCACCTTTATCCGTATGAATTGATGTTTGATAATTCACATTTGTAGTAACTGTTGTAAATGACGTATTCGGTATTTTGAAATGAGTTTCATTCGCCTTTTTTCGTTGCAACTTGTATTTGTCAGGAACAAGTTCTTTATATAACTTATCAATACTTTGAATGTATGGGATTGTTTTTTGATACTTGTCTGGGTAATACATATTAAAACGACAAGGACGCACAGATATTTTCGGAGTTTTATTATGTTTTTTAAATATTACTTTTTGGGAGGGACTCCAACGATCGAAATACCCAAATATATTACTCATGACCTTTGGATTGTCATTTACATTTTTGCTTTTGCTTCCCGTTGCGCTTCCGCGATTTGAAGATACATTTTGGGCGAAGTGAATGACATTATCGTAAAACTTGTCGATTTGTTCTTCATTTTCAATCGCATTCTTTCTAAAACGCAATAATAGTTTCCCGTCGGCAGTATAAACATCCGCGTTGTCGTCAAGAATGAGAGAAATATCATCTGGTTTTACGAATTTATTCATTTTCTTTTCCATTACTTTGTCATCATACTCTTTATCTACGTGATATACGGTTACTTTTTCTTTTCCTTCTTTGATTGTTTCCTTTTTAATAATCATCGGTTGAGGTTTTACTTATATTTTATAACAAGGTTATATTATTTTGATTACTTTTTCTCTCAATGATTTGTTAGAAAGAGTAATAGTTGGTTGGTAATTATTTTATATTTGATTATCATTGTTTGGTCATTGACGACTTGTATTTATTTTCAATAAAATAACAAGAATTATATCAAATAATGTAAAAATAATGTAAAATAGTTCAAAAAATAAATTTATGACCAGTTTCTATTTGATTTTTCTTTCATAGTTAAGAAAAGAGAATTCTCAATCACAAGTGAAATATTTTTCATTCCAAGACCCCCTCCAAAAAATGAAAATTGGACATTTATAAATGTCCAAAAACCACTTTTCCTTTTGGCTTTCCCGGAAAAAAAAGAAATTTTTCACTTGTGATTGAAATGGTCACAAATCAAAAATGAGACTTTCATGTTGTGATTGTAAAAATTTTATGTTTTTTCGAAAAAACAGAATTACAAAACTGGACATTTTTCAAAAATGGAAATATTTGGAAATATAAAAGTAGCAAAAAGTAGCAAAAAGTAGCAATCACTTTTTTTGTTACCATATATAGTAACGCAAATAAACCATGTTAATTATAATTTGAGACTGAAAAATGAAATGGAAATAATTGGACATTTTTGGAAATGTAAAAGTAGCAAAAAGTAGCAACACCATTCTCAGTGTATATAACTCAATTATTATATAAAAATAAATTAACAGATAAACTTAAAAATAAAATAACTATTTTAATTAGAATGAAAACAAATGGAATTGAAAAACTAGAAAACGTTGAATTAAAATTTGTTTGCGACTTTTGTAACTACAAATGCTCAAGAAAACACAACTATTATAAACATTTGACTACCGTTAAACATAAAATGGAAACAACTAGAAATGAAAAAACGTCAATTGTAGGAACGGAAATAAATAATACACCTTCATTATTTATTCAAACAACTGAAGGGTTGTATGATTGTTTATGTAAAAAAAAATTTAAATCAAATTCTGGACTTTGGAAACACAAAAAGAATTGCAAAGTGATATTAGATTCAGAAATAGATAAAGAGTCTGAACTTGTGTGGTTTCTTGTAAAACAAAATCAAGAATTCAAAGAAATGATGATGGAACAACAGAATTATATGATGGAACTTGCGAAAAACTCAAATACTACAAACGTTTATAATAATAGTAACAATACAAACAATACGCAAAATAATCAATTCAATCTTCAGTTTTTCTTGAACGAAACATGTAAAGATGCCATGAATATCAATCAGTTTATTGATTCCATTCAAATCCAGTTGGAAGACTTGGATTATACAGGTAAGCATGGCTATGTCAAGGGTCTCTCGAATGTGATTGTGAGAGAACTGAAAGCACTTGACCAGAAGGTTAGACCCATGCACTGCTCGGATGAAAAGAGAGAAGTAATTTCGATCAAAACCAACGATGTTTGGGGAAAAGACATAGATTCCGCCCGAGTAACCCGTTTCACGAAACATCCTGCGCATACAAAGTTCTTAACAATAAAAGAATGGGTGGCAGAGTATCCTACGTGCATGGCACACGA